CGTAGTTGAAAGTAACCATATTTCTCACCTCTTCAATTGAAGGTTGGTTAGCACCACCAATAGCGGCAGTTACATTATTAACAAATAAAGAACCTACAACCTGTTGATTAATGGTACTACTCGGACCATTTACCGCGAAATTAATTGTACCCAATTGATTGATAACGTTAACACCAATATTACTACCTTCACCGCCACCAATTCTATATTTAACAAATAAAGTGGTATTTGCGTCAACTGTTTTACCTAAACCGATATTGTTTTGGTAGTCCTCAATTCTTAATGAAACACCGTTTCTTGCAAATTCTGCAAGTTGGTCATCAGGTGTTGTAGTGCCCCCACCAAATTGAACTCTCAAGAACCCATTTGGTGTGTATTCTGTGATAAATCTATTATCCGTCTCAATATACTTACCTACTTTAATACCTGGCTTATCTGTCGGCTTTGTGGTGTCTTCAACAAATACTGTAGACTCAGCCAACGCATCCATTTCATACCATCTTACCTGAGCATTTACAAACTCAGAATACGTTGGTGTTGACTGGTAGGATGTACCATCTTTTTGAATGATGTCAACAACTTCTAACACGTTCTTTTCAGGTAAAAAGAATTCAAAGAATGGTTTTACATCATTACTATTGATTGTTTTCTTATAAATTTTTGTTACACCATTAACAACAACCTCTCTTTTAGTGATTGTATAGTTAATAAGAGTGTTATTAGAGTCAAAATTAGGAATTTTTGTACGGTTAGGATACCCTTCATTGTTATACTGTGAAGAGAAGTCAATATCATAAACATTCTCAAAGACTTGTCCCGCACCTAAAACTTGTGAACCCGCTCTTAAAATACCCAAATACCTTGTATCCTCTTGGTCACCGTTTGCAGGTACCGTAATTGAAAAATCAACCAAAGCGACGGAAGGTCTGTTACCAGGAATTTTAAGACCATAAGTTCTGGCAATATTAAATATTGATGAACGTTGTTGGGCGTATTGTAAAACCGTTTCTTGAACACTTCTGTCAATATGGTAATTTAAGTTATCACCAATAGCTGCGTTTAGGTCCATCAATACTGAATAAACCGCAGCATCATTGAAGTTGTCTATAAGTTCAGGATAATATTGTTTTGTATAATTTACAAGGTCCTGTCTTAAACCTTCAAAGTCTCTTTCCGTATATGAAATTTTTCTACCCGCCATCTACTATTAAATATTTATAATTATGAAATCTTTGGAATCAAATGTTCCATCAGTTATAGTGTAATCAATTCTTAATTTTGCGGTATATTCTTCAACCCCTCTACCAGGAATACGATAAATTCCACCAACACCCAATTTTTCTTCATTCAACATTCCTTCAGCCTCCAAATCATCTAAGTATGGTGTCAATGTTATTTCATTAATGGTTAAGTTTGGAATATACTTCTCAACAGATAACTTAATATCATCTTTGATTCCCTGAAAGGTTGTACCGTCCATAGGTTCAAAAATAAATTCATAAATTCTCGTTCCAAAATCAGGAAGATAGTACCTACTACCCTTTCTTGTAAGTATCAAATGAAGTAAGTCAGTCCTAACCTCCTCATCAGCCGTCTGTGAAAGAGAAAGATACTTACCTACCCTACTATCCTGAAAGGGGAAATTTATTCCGTATGTTTTACCATTAGCCATTACCTATAAATACTTTAACAATATAAATTATAAAAAAAAGAGGACCGAAGTCCTCTTTTATATTTGTTGTTTGTTAAAAATAACTATTAACCTTCACAAGCAACACACTGTAAGTCATTCAAATTCAATTTCTTTCTTGCAAAAGCCTGAGCTGAATTCATTGAGTGTTGGTAGTATAATGTCTTCACACCCAACTGCCAAGCTTCAATAAGAAGTTTGTTAACATCCCTTGTCGGCATGTCAGGTGAAATCATTAAGTTTAGTGATTGTGATTGGTCAATATAATCTTGACGAACCGCAGCTTGGTTGATAATTGATGATTGGTTAATCTCAGCAAATGTTCTGAAGATATCCTTTTGTTCATCACTTAAGAAATCCAAGTGTTGTACAGAACCGTCGTTTTGTTTGATACTGTTCCATACGTCTTTGGTGTCCTTACCCAACTCAGCCAATACTTTCTTCAAAACAGGGTTTTTGATGGTTACCTTCATCTTAGCAACATCCTTCACATAACAGTTAGACCAAATTGGTTCAATTGATTGTGATACCTGACCTAAGATAAACGCTGAAGATGTTGTTGGTGCAATAGCATTCAACGTAACATTTCTTCTACCATAACCTTTTAGGTATTCTGGTTCACCGAACATCTCAGCCAACTTCTCTGAAGCCGCGTATGATTTATCTTTGATAAGTTTGAATACCTCAACGTTCAATCTTGCGGTGTCTCTTGTATCAAAAGCTAATCCACGTGACTGAAGTAGTGAGTGCCATCCCAATACACCTAAACCTAACGCTCTTTGTCTCTTAGCGAAGTTGTAAGCTTTCTCCAAATAGAAGAACCCTCTCTTACCTTCAATAGTTCCGTTGTCTCTAATGTCCTCAATCTTAGTTAAGAACTCTGTAACAACAGCATCTAAGAACATAGTCATAGTTTCAACTGCGTCGGTATTTTTCCACTCGTCGTAGTGTAGAACATTCATTGATGACAATACACAAACAAATGACTCTTCTTCAGAGTTGTGAAGTGCAATCTCTGAACATAAGTTAGAGTTGTAAATCTTTGCACCTTTGTCTTTGTATACATCAACTGTTTTGTTATTCATCGTATCGTGGAACATGATGTATGGATAACCAATCTCACCTCTTCTTTGGATTACCTTTGCCCAAATCGCTCTCTTTGCCTCATCACCAGCAATCATCTCATTCATAAACTCATCAGTCACTGTAACCGCGTGAGTTAAGTCTTGAATTGGGAAACCTTCCGTACCAATCTCCAAGAACTCCATGATATCAGGGTGTTCAACTGGTAGATATGGTGAGAAACGACCACGACGTGTTGAACCCTGAGAAATGTTATCTACAACACTCTCAAACAAGTTCATGAAGTGTACCGAACCTGGTGCAAGACCGTTGTCAGTAATTTCAGCACCTCTTTCTCTGATGTTACCAAAGTAACCTGAGGTACCTCCACCCATCTTACTCATCTCTCCAACCTCTGCTTGTGTATAAAGAATTGACTCAATGTTGTCACCGATGTTAGAACCGAAACAACTTACTGGTAGACCTCTCTTCTTACCGAAGTTTGCCCATACAGGTGATGATAGTGAGTACCATCCTTTACCCATATAGTCATAAAATTTATCTGCAAAACCTTCAATACCTAAAAGGTTCTCAGCGTGGTCTGCGATTGTTCTAATTCTCTCAAGCGGTTCCTCTCCCTCACTAAGATATCCTCTTTGTAGGAAGGTAATTGATTCTTCGTTAATCCATTCAAATGGTTTTCTATCGTTCATTTTTTGTTAATGTTTTTTGTTAAAATAAATCGTTTGATGTAATTGATTTAGATTTCTTACTGTAGTTAATACTTCTTTTGTTGAAGAAATCTGTGTGTTTTGTAGTCAGAATTTCATCATCAAACCACTCAGTCGTTTCCAACAATGCTTCATTGATTTCAAAAATACTTTCAAGACCAATAGAGTTTAATGATAGATTAAATCTATGTTTAATAAATTCCATAGTCTGACTTTTCGTCAAGAAATCCAAATCACCTTCCTCAAAAATCCAATCTATAATTTCTGTTTCCGCCTCAAATGCTTCCATAGTCGCATTGATAAGGTCTTCCTGTAATCCTTCTGTCCACCATGATGGGTTCTCTTGTTTGATAAGGTTTACCAAATCAAACCCAAACTCTGCGTGGATATTTTCTTCTTTTGATGTCGCCTCAACAGCGTTACTAATACCTTTCAACATGTTCTTATGTTTGTTGAATGATAACATAACCAAGAATTGTGAGAACAACGATACGTTTTCTACGAACATAGAGAATAATACTACAGACTCAAAGTAGTCTTTGTTTTCTACTGACTTTGAGTTTGAAATAGACTTCTCTAAGTATTTGATTCTTCTACGAATTGCTGGTACTTCCATAAGAGTTTCAAACTCTGCGTTAAGACCCAACAACTGAATCAAATGAGAATACGCGTCAGCGTGTCTTACTTCTGATTCTGCGAATGTCGCACCTACATTACCAATTTCAGGTTTCGGCATCCTTTTGTAGATGTCACCCCAAAATGATTTCACCGCAACTTCAATCTGTGAGATTGCTAACATCGCTCTTTTTACCGCGGTTTTTTCTTTCTTATCCAAGTGAACTTTGAAGTCTTGGATGTCTGATGTAAAATTAAACTCAGTGTGTACCCAGTATGAGTGTCTGATAGCATCTACATACTCATTAAGATTTGGGTATTCATAAGGTTTAAGATTGGTTCTCTTTGAGAAAATATCAGGTCTGTGTTTTGCACGGTACACGATATATTCTCTTGCCACGTCGTTAAGACCATTATCCATCAATTTGTTTTCAACCATTTCATGAATGTCATCAACATGTGGAGTTTTATCTTTATCATCTCTGAAGATTCCCTTGCGAGTGAGTCTCGCAATCTTCTCAGCCATTTCATCATCAACCTCACCTACTGACTGCATCGCCTTCAGTACCGCGTATTTGATTTTCTCCGCTTCAAAGATTACCTCTTCACCACTCCTCTTAATTACATAACGAGTTTCTTTACTGTTCATAGTATTAAAATTTACCATAATTTATTATTGTTTAGTTTTGTTGTCCCTCACGTTGCTTACGCTTCTCCATGAGTTCCTTGATTCTATCCCTCTGTTTCTCTTCCCTTTGTTCTTCCAAACCTAAGAAAGTCATACTCTGTTCAGTATCTATAACCAACATCTCATTGTCATACTTACAATTCTCAAACACAATACCGTCTTTTCCGATACGAGACTTAGTAATTGCAATGGTTGCCAAGTTCATCTCCTTTTGTTGAAGAGACTTTGCAACCGAGATAATCACGTGACCAACCTGAGCCTTCTTAATAGAACCACCCATCTGGTCGGTTGTCACAACTTCTGATGATATTGAAGAACGGTTACCCTGTGTCGCGGTCCATCCAACGATGTCCAACTCGTGACACATCGCCTCAAAAGCCCTCATCACAGAACCTTCACTCTTCCATTCATCACCCAAGTTTTTGTCAGGTGTGATACAATCAATGTAATCTACAACAATCATATCAATTTTGTTCCCTTCCGCTATCATCTTTCTGACCTGATTCTTAATTTGATTCATAGTCATAGTATCTGACGGTAACTTCTTTAGAGTCAAAGAGTTTTTCGTGTTCTCTTTGATTTCTCTAACCTTTGCCATCACATCATCTCTGTGATTAGACAAATTGTCGGGTGGAATACCTGTCCAAAGTGTGAAGTGTTTACGTTGAATAATCTTTGGGTTGTCCTCAAAGAAAATTTGTAAAACGTTGTAACCCAAGTTGAATGCGTGGTTTGAAATCTTTGTTAAGAATGTCGTCTTACCAACACCTGTCGGTGCCAAGATAACTCCAATCTCACCTTTTGCCAATCCACCTTTCATAAGGTTATCAATACCTGGTACTCCCATCGGAATTGGGTGACGGTAGTCGTCATCCAACACTATATCCAAATTTGAGAATACATCAGAGGTACCTGTATCCACCTCACCAACTTGTAAAGCTTCTCTTACCATCTCCTCCAAGTGGTCGTAAGACTCAAAATCACCTTTATCAATGATTTTCTGAGCTTTACCCATCACCTTCTGTAATTCTTGTTGTTTACAGAACTTAAGTGACTTCTCTTGAACAAAGTCTGACCCTTCAATTGGCGCTTCTTTGACATCTTTTAACATGTCAAAAACCATTTTCTGAGCCATAGGAGAGGAAATTTCACTCTTCGTTAGTTGTTCCAATGTTGCAAATGTTGGAGTATGTTCGTATTTCACGTAGTACTCCTTAATCATCTGCATAATGATTTTGAAATATTGATTATCAAAATACTTCGGGTCCAACACATCAACAATTGAATTGGCAAAGTCTTTGTCAATTACGATGTTGTTCAGAAGTTGTATTTGGAATGAGTTACCGAGGTAACCGAAGTTTTTATCTTTTGACATATCAATCTTTTTTCTTTCGGGTAAATAATAAATATGGTTAACCTAACTGATATTCCATGTAGTCATACGATAAATCTTCGCTTGAGAAAATCTCCGTCAAACCGCGAAGCAAACTTTTTAGTTGCGGGCGTATATCTACGGTGTATCTTATTTTCGGCGGGTATAATTTCGCGTCAATAATTTTATGACAAATTGTCTCATCACCAAGTCTAATTTTGATGTGGAAAGTCTCCGGACCATCAGTATTTGATGTGTCCAAAATCGCCGGGTCCAAAGCAATTTGATTGTAATGGTCCAACATATACATGTTGGTTCTTGCCTTCAAGTCTTTCATCAATTTGTTACCAAATTCATTAATGAATTCAACAACATCAATGCTCTTTCGTGCTTTCGGATTATACCCTTTAACGTTGAAGTAACGCTGTACTACGATGTTGTCGTTCAACATCAAAAGGAATTCCATTTTTGTTACGTCGTTTTTTTCTTTCATAACTTAATTTTTGTTTTTGTAACGTTTTTTTTCTTTACGTGTAAGTTTCATAAACGGTGTTAAAAAATCTACCCAACCATCATCTTGTTTGGGTAAGTATTTGAAGATTCCATCCTTCATCATCATTCTCATGAGATTCTGATATCCTCTTCCTTCGGGGTCCAACTCTTCTGTATAGTAGAGTTCAACTTCCTCCTTACCTTCATCACTTATCATTGGGTCTGACAAATCTACCACTTTTTTGTTAATATCAAAGAACTCATCACCTAAAACCCCCCTTTTAGTATTCCCTTCAATGATACTTGTCAAAATCTTGCGTTTGTCCCCCTCAGATTGTAATTCTTCAGCACGTTGTATAATATCGTCAACAGAAACTGCTTTGTCCAATATCTCAGGAAATAACTTAGCAAAAGTTTTCTCACCCAACAAATGAATACCATCAATGTTGTCAGATTTATCCCCCGATAGAATCTTAAATGTTGTTACATTGTAGTGTGGTATGGAAATGTCTTTCAGAGGGATGATATCTCCGTTCTTATAGACTTTTCGGTGGTTAGGTGAGTAGACCTCTACTTTATCCGAGATAAGCTGTGTAAGGTCCTTATCTGATGAAAATATAGTTTTGTATTCATCCTCAGATATGTTACAATAGTGAGCAATCGCATCATCCGATTCACAACCATCAATACATACCTGACGGATAAACATTTCTTCAAGATATTTCTTAATTCGTGACAACTGCCATTCAAACGAAATCTGTTGTGCCTCGTTAAGAGTTCTCTTTCTATTTCTTTTGTATTGTACGAGCAAGTCTCTTCTCGTTTCAGTATTATCCTCAGCGTCCCAAAATACAATTACCTTATCGTAATTATGTTCCACCAAGAATTTTTTGAGGGTATTGACGAAATGGAAGATTGCACCAATGTGGTTTCCCTCATGGTACAAATCTCTCACTCCGTGAAATCCTATTTTGAATAAGTTGTTTCCGTCAACTAATAGTGTCTTTGTCAAAATACCCTCAATTAAAGGTTAGACTTCTTTTACTTCTTCCAATTTGTAATCGCCATCTGTTCCGATTACTCTTTTCCAATATTCTGATTGCTCAGACTTATAAGCTTCAATAGATTTCTTCTCTTCAGCAGATTCTTTACCTGCCAAGAAACCGTGAGGTGTTACGATAATCTTACCGTCCTCATATCCCAATCCATTGATGTGGTTTTTCATAACCGATACTTTTGTTCTAACTGCAAACTTAACTTTTCTTTTGTCTTTAACCGCAGCAATCTTATTGGTACCAGCATTTTTCTGATTACCAAATAAGAATACCAATGATGAGTTCAACCAAATTGCCTCACCACCTTTAGCTTTAATCTTAGGTTGACCAAAAGGATTGTCAGGTAATTCTACCCATGGTTGGTTAACAATCACCAATGTATTTTCATAGTTTGATGTTGCCTTTCTTGAACCTGCAATTCTTTGGTTAATACCCATACCGATTTTGTCAGCTAACGTGGCAGCATTGTGTTGTTTACCACCCTTACCGTCAAAGGTCATTTTACAAGGAACAGAACCCACAGAATCCCACAAGAACAGTAAGTCGTATTCCAACTCACCCTTCTCTTGAGCATCCAACAATTCGTTGATGTAGTCTGTGATTTGTTCAATGTAGTCAAAGTTGTTGTTAAATAAGAAGAATCCGTCCCAATCCAATTCACCTGTTTCCTCATCAACAACTTCTTCACATTCAAAACCCATTGTCAATGCGTGGTCAAAAGACCATTTCTGTTCAGTGATAATAAAGACAGGAAGGATACCCTTCTTTTGTGCGTCTACCGCAGCTTTAACTAACGCAGTTGTTTTACCAGTATCACTATGACCCAAGAACATATTCAGGTGACCAATAGCAGGACCAGGTAGACCTACTGCATCCAAAAACGCCTCACCTAAATCTAAAAACCTTTGTGGTTTGTATTTTGCTGAAGTAGAGTATTTCTGCTTCAACGATTTGAAATCTTTTTTCTTAATTGCCATATTACTTAGTAAATAAAGATGGTAAGGACAGAAGTCCCTACCATCGTATTAGTGATTCTTAGAACGGCAAGTCTGTGTCAACTTCCATTCCCGCTTGTGGGTCTTTCACTGTAGTGTTTGAGTCAGAGGCTACTGAACCTCCCAAAGTCACTTCTGTGTCGTCACCATAAACGTATTTTTTCAATTCTGTATCCCAAACAGGTGTCTCACCTCTTGCGATAGCCTCCAAATACTCAACAGGTTTTTGTGAATAAACATCCTGCCAAGTCAACTCATCTTCAACCCATTCCTTCATCTGAGCTTTGTCAGTGTGAATCGGTGCTGGGTCGTCATACATAATAGTTTTCACTACCGTGTATTCAATACCTGAAGGAGTCTTAGATTTAGACAAATCAACAATCAAGTCACGACCTTCGTTAGCGTCAGTCACGTCACCTTTTTGTTTCCAAATTGGAATGATTTTATCCAAGATACCTTCTTGTTTGTAGTTATCCTTAAATCTCCAAAACTTAGGTCCGTGGTCTTCATTCTCACGGTCAATTACCTTAACGATGTAGAATTTACGTGGACGGTACTGACGAGCTAATTCTTTGTCAGAGTCTTTACCTGTTGACATCAACTCTTCGTAAACCTCAGTAAGTGGTGAACGCTCACCATCGTTCTTACCTGGGTCGTACAATTTAGTCCATTTACCATCAATTTGTACTTCGTGGTACCATACCTCTTTGAATGGTGAAGAACCATCAGGTGTTGGAAGGATACGGATTACTTTTTGACCAGATTTGGTCCCTTTAGGAAGATACGTCGTGAAGTATCTTTTTAGTCTGTCTTCTTGAGACATTGAGTTACCCCCGCCGTTGTTTGAACGTTGGGTGTTTTTTTCATACTGTGCAAGCACAGCGTCGAGTGCATTTCCCATAATTTTTTCTTTTTACTCTGTTAATTGTTTCTCTTAAACTCATTAATAAGTATAGTCTTATTACCCCAAAAGTCAACTGACTAAAAAGAAAAAGACCACTCATTTGAGTGGCCTTATAATATATAAAATTATGTGTATTGTCAAGTGTTATTCTTCATCATTGATAGGTGTATCAAATGATTTTTTGATATCTGCATCTGAATAATTTTCTACTTCGTCAGAGGTCAAAACGTATTCGTTCTTACCTGTTTGTTGCATCTCAACTTCTTTGTCAGCGAAGAAGTCAGTCAACTTCTGATTGTATGGATAACTATCCAAACTTCTCAATTGTAATTTCTCTTCAGGTGACTTCTCACGATATTTCTCAACCTTAGCTTCAATGTCATTAATCTTTGTTAGGATTTGGTCCATCTGTGACAACTTACTTTCTAAGTCGTTCAACTTATCAAACATTGAGTCCATATACTCGTCTTGTTTATCTGAGATTTCGTTTTGCTTGTTTACCAAATCTGTAATCTCTAACTCTTCAGTGTCACCACCCATATCTTCACCTTCAACATTACCCTCATCGTCAACTTTCTCAACATCAGGGTCAGTCTCAATATCAAGAGGTTCTGCAATTTCTTCAGCATCCGTATCAACATCCATGTCTAACTCTAAATCATCACCACCTTCGGGTGCATCAACAGGTGCTTCTTGCTCCGTCAAATAATTGTTGATTGAGTTATGTCTTTTTAATTCTTCTAAAATTTTATTATCTACTGACATCTTAATTTTTTTTTTACCCGTTTAATAATGTTTTCACACCGTGAGGTGTTTCAACTTTAAGGGTTCTGTTTACTTGTCTTGTATTATCAACTCTCTCAATAAGTCCGTCTCTCATACTAACGGTATAACAGTCTCCTGTGTCTAAGTCACAAACTTCTTTGTAACCATTTCCGGCATCTCTTTCAGTAATTCTCGTATCTTTTGACAAATACTGGTCTAATAATGATTTTACATTCATAATATTACTTTTCTATATAAATATATCAAAATACTTAATTTTCTTATTATGACCCTACATACCAATTAATTCCGCTTTTAAATAAAGGAACTACGGTATTATATCTCTCCTTAATTCTTTGTTCCTCAGCGGTTGCCGGTGTATCAATAATTCTTTCAAACTCAGCATCTGTTCCTATTTGTGAATAAAGATATTTAATGTAAATCTTGGCATATAACTCTTCTTTAGCGGTAGCGTATCTTACAGAACCAGCCTGTGTAATATCATTACTTGGTCCAACACCCTGTAAAATGGTAGAAACAGCTTTCATACCTGTTTTCCAATCTATAAAGGACGCCAACGGTCTGTTCTGACCCCCAATACTTATACAGACTTGACCTTCAATGTCACCAACAGTAATACCATTTAGGTTTTTATCCGTCATCAAATTGTTTATATTACCATTTCTGAAACTTGAAACACCACTACTTGGTGGATTTTCAACCCAAGGAATTAACCCAATCAATTGTTCAAGGTTTCCATTTGACAGACTTAGGCTTTCAGAATATGTCTTAACTTCGGAATATGATAGTGTTTCATCTCTAAGTGGTACATAAGGCAATGTCTCGTATAGAGATAAAGGAGTACATAATGTTTCTGAAACTTCATTAACTTCTGGTGAACCAGCATTTACACCTGTGTCTGCAGGTGTTGTATTTGTTTCTTCTTCACCATTACTCGCCGTAGTAGCCTGCTCCTGTTTATTGTATCCTTCATTGAGTTTTTTCAGTATGTCAAGATTTACACTCATCACTAAATCTTTCACATCAGGGAAAGAATATTTTGACATTCTAACACCACTAAAGGTT